TGTACCCCCAACTGCAATACCAGTACCGGGAGTAATAGTAGGAGTAGGCACATTAACGTTAAACCCACCGGTAATGGGAGTGACAATTGCTTGCCCCGATCCGGTAATCGTTGTAATGCCGCCACCGCCGCCTCCCGGAGCCGTATTAGTAATTGTGATATTCGGCCACGTACCACTTACTGCGATGCCTGTTCCTGCAATTAGGTTCCCGGCCGGAGCAGAGACGTTGAAATTAAAGGGGCCGCCAGTGACACTAACTATTCCGCCACCAGTAATAGAAATGCCGGCTGTTCCACCCGATGCCACGTCCTGTATACTAACTTCCGTCCACACAAACCGGGCAATAGTTCCGGCCGAGAATGTCTGCGCCGTAGTGCCTTCCTGCGCACGCGAGATTGTGACGTTAACGCCACTAACCCCTGTCGCGTAGACAATTTCGGAAACGACGCCATTAGAGAGTGAGAGAGTAGTAAAATTGCCGCTAGCGCCAATGACCGCAAGCAACTGCGCTGCCGCAACGGACGACAGTTTCATGACCGTCAATAACGGAGTAATTAGCCCCGTGATGTTCGACTGGAATAACTGGGCTGCAATAAACACGGGCTATCCTCAGGAAGTAGTAGGCGACGGCGAGCGACCATCGCCCGAGGGCTGCATATCGTTGTCGCCACCAATCGTAGCGCTTGTGCCCACTTCGCAAATGCCGTAGGGGTGACCGATCTGTAGATTAATTAATCCGGCCTTCAACCCTTTTACGCGTATCTCGCCCTCGTAGCGACCGGGCGGAAGTGCTAATAGCAAGCCATCAACAAAGAACGTGGCTTGATCCGTAAACGTATCCCAACTAAATGCCGTATACATAAGCAGATAATTGGGGACGCACGGACCTGCTGTAGTATTGAAATCCCCCGAACGGTATACCCACATTTCGATATCAGTAAGTACAAGGTTCGGGCAGTCGGCACAATCGACGCAGAAACCGGTACACTGCGGACAGTCGCACGAACAGTTAGTTTGGCTGATGGTACAATTAATTGTAGCCGTACCATCATTAACTTGGAACAGCTTGGGGCGGCGTATCATCGTCATACCCAACGCTCCGCGCTCATCCGTACAGGGCCGGACGTATGGTTCATATCGGACACGCCACGCGCGCGGTTCATTTCGTTAGTAAACCGCGTCATGAATTCTTTTGCACCGGCCGGATCGTACCATGTAATGCCTTCGCCTTTCATGGACTTGCACCGGTAGATGGCACCGGCTGCAATGGCTTCCGCCCAATGCTCGTACAGATAATTGTCAAGCGTGCAGCCGTCCTGCTTCGGGGTAACAATAAATTCTACGCGCAACCCCTGCGGAAAATCTTGCTGCGTAACCGGCGTAATTTGGATTACGTCCGGCGCTTTCATGTAAAAGCCGTAAGGACCGCACCACCAGTTATATCCCCAATAACCGATAGAATTAAATGGGCCGCCCTGCTGCTGCATGGGCTTCTGAATGGTCGGTCGGAAGGACCAGCGGTTAAGCATGGTCACTTCATAAACCCGCACTACTTGATAATCGCAGACTGTGCTTAGGAAATACTCACTAACATTCTTCTGTAAATCGAAGTAGTTTTCATCGTGCATAATGCCGCTGCGACGGCAGAACTCAATAGCCGCTAGCCGCGCTTGCGCACGATAAATCTCTACCGGGCAACCTAGCACCCACGGTAGTATGTACGGGTCAAGCGCATCCCATGACAGGGGCTTGTTCGGATCAATGTAGCATGTAGCTGCCATTAGTGCCTCGACGGAGCCGGGTCACCCTGTCCGCGCTGGCCTAAGTAATAGCCGCCACGGTATAGGCTTTCCTGCTTATAATTAATGCCAAGGGACTTCCAGAACAACCCTTCATTATCCAGCTTGGTCTGGCGTGAGGAAGTGCTTTCGGTGTCAATGCTATACGCCTCGTAGAGCATCCATGCCTCGACGGCGTTTTCATACTTCTGATCTATGGCAACAACTGTGTTAGCTGCGATATCTCCGATAAGATACTGCGGCGCTGGCGAAACCACCGTAGCGGTCACCTGCAAGCCTGCTGCGTCATCCGGTACCGGGGGGCTAACGTAAAATACGTGCGGGTTTTTCATGTCGTAGGAATACGACGTAACCCTATAATCCGCTGCGCCGCCAGTGGGGCCGCAGGGCTTCTTAAAGAAGGCACGCAAAAGGTCCATGTTCGCCTCTGTAATAGGCGCACCGGGACAGTTAGACGTGCTGGCGTTATAGTCTAGTGACTTGAGAAACGAGAAGGCAGCGGGGAGCGTTTGCTGCGCTCCCGCTACCAGCGTCAACGTAGTAGACGACGTGTAGGCGTCCGGCCGAAACGTGCCGATCTGGATTAATGCGCGATTCAAATAATCCAGTAGGTTCTGCTGCGTCCAGCGCACGTATGATGGCGTGCCCTGATCGTTTAGCTGGCCTGAGACAAATTTAACCGAATCACCAACTCGAATCGTCACTTTAAGTCACCTTATTCCGGGGGTGGTTCCACAGACAAATCAACGCGCTGCTGCGGCTGACCAATAACCGTCTTAACCACCGGAGGCGCTTGCGGGGCCACTGCCGGGGGCGCTTGTGTAGCTGGCGGGGGCGGCGCTGCAAAGGTAACCGGCTGTACTGGTGCGGGCGGCGGGACTGGCGCTGACGACGCGTTCATTGCGTCAATCTGCGCTTTAATTGGATCAATCACAGGCGGCGGCGCAAAAATCCGCTGCGTCATCGGTTCTGGCGTGACCGGCTCAAGTTTCGGCGCTTCGATCTTAACGGGAGCTTCTTTAACTGGCGCGCCAATATCCACCTTGAAAAAGTGGGTACCGTTCCACTCGACCAAATCTGCCAAGTCCTTGCGCACTAGCTTCAACTGCTCTGCGTGGACAGGGAAAACGCTACCGGTATCGCGCATGCGGACGTACCGGGCACCAACGGAATATGCGGGCTGCTGCAACATTTAATCTCTCCTGAAACTAGGGAGCCCCGGGATTGGGGCTCCCCTGAATTAACATCTTACCAATTGCCGTAACGCACGTTCCAACCCAACACGCCGACAACAAGGCCGAGTGAGCCGATACCGCCTGCGGGAACAGTCGGCAGCGTAACGTCAATAATATCCGGCGTCTTGAACAACACCGGGCCGGACGGCCACGCAACGATAGCGCTATTCAGCGTACCGGTTGTGGTCGTGGTAAGAAGCGCTGTACCGCCGACGCGGGTACCGACAGAGAAGGTACCACCCGTATTAATCGCTGCAACCTTCCAGTAGAAGGCATAGGCGACAAAATCCGCCGGGATAATGCACGCGCCGAGAACGTCAGCCGAGACAATCGGCGTACCCGCCGCTGCCTGTGCCGCCGTATACGCGACGAGCGCTGTATCATTAGCAAAGTCGAAAGACCGTGCTTGGAAGTACGTAACCGGCTGCTCTTTGTTAAAGGGCTGGATACCGGCGAGCGCGGCTGCACTAAACGCAAGTGCCGGAAGCATCGCAAAATTGACGTTCTGGTTGCGAAGGCCGCCAAGGTAGAGTTCACGCGTACTCATTTAATCTCTCCTATTAACTGAACTTGGCGTACAGCGCTGCAACACCCTTCGGGTACAGGACCTTGAAGCCGTAGACCGCCAAACCCTGATAGTAGCGGTTCCACGAATCCGGGCCTTCAATTTCGCGCGTGCGGTCAATCTGCGCCGCGAATGCGGTAGCACCCTTGTAGCCTGCAACGATTTCGTAGCACGTAGCCGCCGCGCCTGCATCAAACACCTGCGGGACGAAGTTACTAACGTACACGTTAAAACCGGCAACCTGCGCGGGCAGGCGACCGTTAATCATCGGCGAAACGTCCATACCCGTAAGGTATGCCGCCTTCAAGTCGCTGTTAAGCATCGTGGTAAACATGATGCTCGGAACAACAATAAAGCGACCTTCACGCGGAGCGCACTGTTCGTCAAGCACGCCCTGCAAGTACGTAAGGTA